TACTCTAGGCTAAATAACAGGGGGGTGTAAAAGCCCCCCTTTTTTATATGATAGAAACAATTGAATGGGATAATTATTTTTTAAATTTATTACCCCATATTTCAAAAAAATCAAAAGACACAACGAAAACCTCTGCTATCATTGTAGGTCCAGATCACGCAATAAGATCAACTGGATATAATGGTATGCCAAGAGGTTTTAATGATTTAGATTTAAATAAATGGGAAAAACCAGAGAAATATTATTGGGTGGAACATGCTGAAAGAAATGCGATCTATAATGCATCAAGAATGGGTACTAGTACTTATGGCTGTACTATGTATGCTTCTCATTTCCCGTGTGTGGACTGTGCTAGAGGAATTGTACAGTCTGGTATTTTAAGAGTTGTTTTAATGAAGGAAAATCTTCATCATTTTAGACATCAGACTTCAAAATATTTTGAACATGAAAATAAAACTATTGAAATTTTCAATTCATGTGGTGTGATGTTTGATATTTTACCTTTAAATGTTGACAATGAATGGGCAGTATAGTATACTTGGATTATGGAAATGACAACTGGAATTATTCTATCACTAACTATTGTACATCTTCTTTTTGTTTTTGTGACTGGTTATTCAACATTTTTTTGGCTTTCAAAGCTAATGTTGGTACTGGAAGCATTTCAAAAGGGAATTTTTAATTCAATCCCATTTTGGATTGAGACATCAAAGAAAAAGTATAAGGAAGAAATTAAGGAACTTAAAGGAACTATTCGTGTATGAAATATGAAGAAAAAGAAATTCTAGCAGAAGTTGAAGGTTATATTGAAAGTACATATAATGAACATTATGTTCGTGGAAATGATATTCAAGTAAATGATTTAATCATGGCTATTGGACATGGTGAAGGTTCATACATTTCAAATGCTATTGAATATCTCGCACGTTATGGAAAGAAAGATGGAAAGAATGTAAAAGATCTTTACAAGGCTATCCATAATATTATTTTATTGATTCATTTAAATCATGGTGAAAAAAATGTTGAATCTACAAAAATTCCTAATCGAAAACAACGGAAATCTAGTTCTTCTTAAAGAACAGTTTGGTATTGATACAAACGTTCATAAAAAATATAATAATTTAATTCAATTCACATACAATCAAATTGATTCTTATAAGGTAAAAGCACATCCTATTGTTAGGGAATCCCGTGGTATTATTTTAGATTCTGCTGACAATTGGAAAGTTGTTGCACGTCCATTTGATAGATTTTTTAATTATGGCGAAAATGTAGATGAAGATAAATTTGATTGGACTTCATTTGTAGCACAAGAAAAAGTTGATGGTTCTTTGATGATTGTTTATCATTATCGAAATGAATGGCATGTTGCAACAAAAGGAATGGCTTCAGCACATGGTCCTGTTGGTAATATGGATTTTTCTTTTGCAGAATTATTTTGGAAAACTTTTAATAATCAGATGTATTTTATTTCTGACTTGAATCCTAGAAGTACATATTTGTTTGAGTTGACTTCTAAGTATAACAGAGTTGTTACATCTCAAAGTAACAATGATGGAAAATTAACTTTAATTGGTGTTCGTGATAATGAAAATGGACGTGAAATTCTATCCGTTATATATCGTGAGTATTTTGATGTTGTTCGTTCTTTTTCAATGTCTACAATTGAAGAAATTCTTTCTTCTGCTAAGGAGTTAGATCCTTCTAAACAGGAAGGTTTCGTCTTAGTTGATAAAAATTTCAATCGTGTTAAAGTTAAATCTGAAAAATATGTTTTAATTCATCATTTGAAAGATTCACTGAATGATGATAAAATTATTGATTTGATTAAATCTGGCGAAGATTCTGAAGTAATGGCTTATTTTCCAGATTTAAAGAAAAAATTTGACAAATTTAAATCATATTATTATGAATTACAAGGACATTTAGAAATTTTTTGGGAATTTTTTCCACTTGATATTAAAACAGTATCAAGAAAAGAATTTGCTTTACATGTAACTCATTCATATATTCATGAGATTCAAGGGTTCTTTTTTGCTATGTTAGATGGTAAAGTAAAAAATTCTAAAGAATGGTTATTAAATTTAAACAATAAAACTATATTAAGTATATTTAAATCGTGGAACAACACAAAAGAACAATAGCAAGATCAGCAAGTTGGAGAATAACAGCAACAATAGTCACGGCTATGTGGACGGGAATAGAATCAGCTATTCTTATGAACATAGCCATGACTTTTGTTCATTATATTCATGAAAGAATTTGGTTAAAAGTTGATTGGGGTAAACTTGACAAATCCTAAACAATAGGTTATACTATAATTGTGAGTGGAAACTACATAATGCAAATGGTGAGAAATGACAACAACTGAAATTTTAATGAAAATTTATCCAGCATTAAATGAAGATGGACATTGGTTGTATGATTATCAACCTATGATTGATTCTTTTGGAGAAGTCCTTAACCAAGTGGAACTTGGGTCCTATCAAGGAGACACGACTGCTCTCTTACAAAAGGATAATCTCTATGGTCTACTTGAATTTGGATGGGGGTCTTGTTCTGGATGTGATGCTCTTCAAGGATGTAATAACATTAATGAATTAGTTGAATTATACGAAAGTCTTCGTAATTCAATTAGATGGATTTCTAGAGAAGAAATGTTGAAGTTCTTCAAGGAACATGATTGGGAAGGTGGACATTCCTGGTATGAACAAGAAGGAACTGAATTATCGGATTTCGTAAAAGAGTGTATTGTATATCTGGAGACATAATGGAAAATCTATTACAAATCTCTTGGCCGCAAGCTGTAGTTCTTTGTGTTGCTGCTTTGTCTGCTGCTGCAACAGCTATTACTTTTATCGGTCTTGTTATTACTGAACGATATCCTTGGGATAGGGATTAATATGGCAAAACCTTGGATTCATGCAGTTTCTTCTGCTAGAAAGTTTGGTGGTGTTCCAGAAGATTATTTGGATATCCATCAATTAATGGATTCTTCAAAGGGTGCGATGTCTGATAATCGTCATCGTGCTTTGACTCATAACTCTTGGTTTCTTTCAAATATCTTAGAAAAGGTGTTTGGTGTGAATATCAAGAATTCTGATGGACGTGATGTATCAGTTAGGGATGTTGGTGAACAACATATTCTTGAAGATTTTGGTAATCGCTATATCCCTAATGCTTCTGATTATTTGGAAGAAATGGAATATAAGTCTTGGATGAATGCTGGTAAAGACACTATCCCTTCTTCTCACAAGAAAATTGCAAAAACTTTTAATACAAAAATGAGGATTGATTAATATGGATAAGAATGTTTTTCTAGATAAGATTCGTGAGTTCAAGCGTGTTATGGAAGAACACAAGATTATGATGAAGGAGAATGCAAAGAACGTCTTTACTGAAATCTCAAAAGATATCTTTACAAATAACCCTCAACTTAACTCGTTTTCTTGGAACCAATATACACCTTATTTCAATGATGGTGAAACTTGTTATTTTTCAGTGAATCGAGATTATTACAAGATTAATAACTCTGATGATACGATAGATTCTTGGACTTTAAACCACGAGGTATACAGACAAGATCTAGATTTAGAAGAACTGGGTTTTGATTCACTTGAATCACTTAAGAAAGCATATAACGACATTGACGAACTAATGAATATCTTTGATGATTCGGATCTAGAAGAGATGTTTGGTGATCATGCTGAAGTTACAGTATCACGAAATGATGGTGTAACAGTAGATGGATATGATCATGATTAATGATTAAACCATATAAATATTAAATGATAGGTGTTGATCTGGATTGAATGCATTTCGGACCTGGGTTCGACTCCCAGCGTCTCCACCAAAAGCACATTGTGAGGAGCTAGTTGCATGGCAAATTCGAACAAAGTGCAACCCAAGATATAATAGTGTACATAAAAATCTTGAGCAGTGTGCTTTTGGGGGGGACGAAATGGTTTCGACGGGATGAGCTAGAGAAGGGGAATCTATCCAGTAGCCGACTACTGTAAAATCGGGAACTATAAACGCAAATACTAACGTATTAGCAATGTCTGCTGCTGCCTAAACAGTTTCAGACGGGGTTGGCAACTTTCCTTGCAACAGAAAAGTTGCAATTTAACTTGACAATAAATTTAAATTATGTTACAATTGTATTGTATAGTTAGATAAAAATTTAAGGAGAATCTAATCGGCGCAGATTCTGCGCCTTTTTTATTTTAAAAAACAATGCTAGTAAGAATTATAGTAACAGCAATGTTATGTGTGTTCCCAATGGCAGCGCAAAAAATTGACAAAGAAACTATGTGTTTAGCTAAAAATATCTTTTTTGAAGCTGGTAATCAAGCTCTTGAAGGAAAAATGGCGGTTGCCTGGGTCACCTATAATAGAAAACTTCATCCCAAATACCCAAAAACATATTGTGCTGTAGTATATCAAAAAAATCAGTTTTCATGGACAAGAAATAAAAAACTAAAATTAGTTAATGATTGGAGATGGCACGATAGTGTTTTCGTTGCTAGACACTTCAAAATGACAAAAGATCCAACAAAAGGATCAATATATTTCCATGAAATTTCAATCAAACCACCTTGGACGAAAAAAGTGAAGAAAATTGTGAGAATTCAAAATCATGTGTTTTATGCCTCTTCTAAATATCAATAGGGATTATGAAACTATTAGATCAGAACATCAAGGGTGATTTCACCCAGGAATTAAGAACTAAGTTGTATAATAAGATTATTGGTCAAACGGAGCCAATAGAAATTATTTGTGAATATTACCAATTATATAAAACTAAATTAATTCCAACTAATCGCCCGATTGCCAATCTTTTAATGATTGGTCCTACAGGCACTGGTAAAACAAGAGTAGTTGAAGCTTTTGCAGAAAGTGTTTTTGGTTCTGATAAAGCGTTTATTAAGATAGATTGTGGGGAATTTCAACATAGTCATGAAATTTCTAAACTTGTTGGTTCTCCACCTGGATATCTTGGACATAGAGAAACACATCCAATTTTTTCTGAAGAAAAGATAAAGCAACATCAAACAGAACAAAATAAATTTACAATTGTTTTGTTTGATGAAATTGAAAAATCTTCTGATGCACTATGGAATTTATTGCTTGGTATTCTTGATAAAGGTACATTAACATTAGGTGATAATAAACAGGTAGATATGTCTTCTTGTTTTATTATTATGACAAGTAATATTGGTGCTCAGAAATTAGCACAATTGAAGAAAAAAAGAGATCTAGGATTTACACAAACTGATAAATTAAATTCTGTCTCTGACATGAGAAATTTTTCTATTTCTGAAGTAAAGAAAAAGTTTACACCAGAATTCATTAATCGTCTCGATAGAATGATTTATTTTAGAGAATTAAATCATGATGATTATATTAAAATTCTTAATATTGAATTAGCATTATTACAAGATCTAATAATGTATAAAACTAAGCAAAATATCTTTATTGAGTTTACAGATAAGTCAAAAGAGTATATCTTGGCAAAAGGTATTAGTAAAGAATATGGTGCAAGAGATTTAAAGAGAATTATAGATAGAAGTGTAAAGATTAGTTTAAGTAATCTAATAGCTAGTAAACAAATTGAACAATATGATATTGTAAAAGTAGATTATGATGATGATTTTAAATTTTATAAGATTGAACCAGAGGATTTATTATAATGCCTTTTTATGATTTTAAATGTAGTTCAACAGAAGAAGTTTTTGAAAAAAGAGTTAATTATGATGATTTAGAAGCTTATGTACAATCAGACTGTCCAATTTGTGGACAGAAAGATATTGAAAGGGTAGCACATTCTATCAGAATTGCAGATCCAGTTAGAATTGGTGTCAGAAAGGTTCCACAAGCCTTCAAAGAAGGTGTTTTAGATAGAATTAAACATAGTGTACCCAAAAATACGCTAAAAAATAAATATTAGTGATGAGTATTTTCTCTAACATCATTAATCCTTCCAAAAGCACAGTGTAAAACTGTGCTTTTTATTTTTAGCCCTAACATTAGGAGATCTATGTCACAGAATAAGAAAAGAAGAAATAACGCAGAACCTGTTGAAAAATCTACATCATTACAAGGTTTAAGAATTCAAAACATCACTCCAAAAACACAAGCTCAACAAGATGTATTTGATGCGTTTAATGAAGGTTATCATCTGTTTTTACATGGTGTAGCAGGTACAGGTAAAACCTTTATTTCTTTATATCTAGCCTTAAAAACAATTCTTACTTCAAAAGAATATAAAAAGATTGTTATTATTCGTTCAGCAGTTCCATCCAGAGATATTGGATTCTTACCTGGAACAGCAAAAGAAAAAATGATGATGTATGAAATGCCTTATCAAGTTATTTGCAATACCTTATTCCAACGTGGTGATGCTTATGATATTCTAAAAGGAAAAGGTACAATTGAATTTGTTTCTACCTCATTTTTAAGAGGCATCACCTTAAATGATGCAATTGTTATTGCAGATGAAGCCCAAAATTATACATTTGCTGAAGCTGATACACTAATCAGCAGAGTTGGTCCAAATTGTAAGATTATTTTCTGTGGTGATATTGACCAAACAGATTTAATTAAGAGTAGAAATGATTTAACTGGACTTCCAAAATTCATGAACATCATTGACAATATGGAAATTTTTGACTTCATTGAATTCCAAACTGATGATATTGTTAGAAGCTCTTTAGTTAAAGACTATATAATACAGAAGAAGAAATTAGGATACGGTTCAGCTTTTGAAGGATAAAATGGGGGGAGAAATCCCCCCTTAAAATTATGAAAACACAAAAAACATTTACCCATAAATTTATATCATTACCACAAATTGAAGAAACAACAATAAACGAAAAAAGACATTATAAAACACCAGAAGGTAAATTTTACCCATCTGTCACAACAGTATTGTCTTCAGTTGAAAAAAGTGGAATTGAAGAATGGAAAAAACGTGTAGGTGAAGAGGAAGCAGCTAGAGTTTTAAAAAGAGCTAATGAACGTGGTACCTTGATTCATGGTATGGCTGAACAATACCTCTTAAATCGCCCTATAAGCCCCAACATGACGTTTTTACAGCTTAAACCATATCTGGATATGGTAAACAACGTTTATGGCCTAGAAGTGCCATTATATAGCGATTATTTGCAGATTGCTGGACGTACAGACTGTATTGCAGATTATAGTGGAAAACCTTCTATTATCGACTTCAAGACTAGTAGAAGAATAAAGGAAAAAGATGATATTATGAATTATTTCCTTCAGGCATCATGCTACAGCTATATGTTTGAAGAAAGAACAGGAATTAAGATTCCTCAGATTGTTATTTTAATTGCAGATGATTATGGTGGAACAATACCATACATAGAAAAAAGGAGCAACTATCGTGAGAAGTTGCTCCAGGTTATTCTTAATTTTAGACAATCTGTGAAAAGTTCTTAACTTTTTGGAATCTAATTGAATTATTAAACTTATCTACAACTTGATCTTTATGTGATATGATGTAGATAGTCATTCCTTTTATACTCTTATTCAAGATTTTAAGGAAGTTTTCTGTTCCTTCAACATCAAGTGAACCATCAAGAATTTCATCAAATATCAATAAATTGGTATTGGTGGAATTCTTTTTCTTTGCTATTTCTCTAAAAGCAAACAGAATTGCAAGATCAATCTTATTCTTTTCACCTTCAGAGAATGATTCATAACTAAAATCATCTCTACCTCTTGATTTCATTTTTTCTTTGAAGTTCTCATCAAACTCAAACGAAATAAAGAAATCAAGCATATCCAAATATTGGTTAATTAGCTTGTTAATAACTGGAATATAATTGTTGATAATTTTAGTTTTAATCCCGCTATCTTTCAGCATCTCACCAATCACATGGTAATAACTTTCATCTTCCCTTAACTTAATCAGTGTTTTTAAACAATCTTCAAGTTCAGTTTTAGTTTCTTCCAATTCTTCTTTTTTGAATGGTTGCTCTTTTTCTATTTTGATACTGTCCAAGTCAACTGTAAGTTTTGAGTTATATTCATTTAATGCTAAAATATAACTAGATTGTTCTCTTATGTCATCATTTAATTGTGTTAATACTTCTGCATATTCAGTTAATTCTTTTATCTTTAGTTCAATTTTATTGAATTCAGAAGTAGCTTCTTTGAATCCATCATACATTTCCTTCAACTTTTGATTTTTAGTTTCTTGTATTTCTTTTTTGAAATCTTCATCAATAACTTGAGAACAAGTTGGACAAGATGTATTCTTATCAAAGAATGATATATCGGACTTGATTTTTAGAATATTCTGTTCTAACTTAGCAATAATAGTTTGAAAATCTCTTGACTTTTTATCTAAAGACTTTAATGGATTCAATTTCTTTTTGTATTCTGTTATCTTTTCTTTTAATTTCAGAATATTTTCTTCATGTTCTGAAATTTTACTATTATTTTTATCTAAAGTATTTTTTAATTCTTGTAACTTCTTCTCACTGTTTTCTTCAAGTTCATTTATATGCTTTTGAACAATTCTAACTCTTTCTTTTAAGATTTCAGATTGTGTTAGATAAACATTTGTTTCGGAAACTAACTCAGACATCCTAGATTTTAAAGCAACATTCATTGAAGAAAATATTTGAATATCAAGTAAGTCTTCAATAATAAATCTTCTATCAGCAGCAGATAATTGCATAAAAGGAACATAGTTTCCAGAACCAAGAATAACTACTTGAATAAAAGATTTATAATTAACATTTAAAATTTGTTCTTCTAAGAAAGATTGATAATCTTTTGAATCAGCAGACTGTTCAATTAATCTATTTTTATCATAAATTTCAAAGATGTTTGGTTTTAAACCACGAACAACTTTATATTTGTTGTTGTTAACCACAAATTCAATTTCAACAACACAATCTTTCTGGTTGATGGAATTTACTAATTGTGGTTTGTTAATCTTTCTAAATGGCTTACCAAATAAACCAAAGGTAATAGCATCTAGGAGAGTTGATTTACCTGAACCATTAACACCAACAATCAACCATGTTTTCTTTGTGTTTAAATCAATTTCAGTAAAATTATTACCTGTAGATAAGAAGTTCTTCCATCTTACTGTTTCAAATTTTATCATTCTTTTTCCTCAACTGTAGCATCAAGATATATTTCTTTTAGTAAATTTTTTAGTCTGTTTTTATCCATATCCAAAACTAAATCATCTACATAAGCATTTAAAATGGTTAAAGTGTCTTCTGACATCTTAACTTCAACTGTATTATTTTCTAGTTCTATTTTCTTTTCTTCAACAACAGTAACATCTAATGGAGTAACTGCATAAATTGAATCTAAGAATGTACTAAACTTCTTTGGATTAATTGCTTCACCGACAATAACCTTAACATAAGAAGAAGCAAACTTATTAAAGTATTCCTTACTGTATGTATTACCTTCAACATAAACTGCTCTATAGAACATTCTATGAGGATTTACAATATATTTTAATTCATTAGTTTGAACATCCAGTACATGAAAACCTTTTTCTTCACCACAATCAGCAAAAGTCATCTCATATGGAGTTCCAAGATATGATATATTTCCATGAGAATTTTTTGTGTGAAAGTGTCCAGTGTAAACCATTTCAAATTTTTTATAAACATCTTTATCTTCTCCATGTTCACAAATTGCACCTTTGTGCATTTCATAACCAGAAATTTCAAGATGTCCAAAAGCAATTTTACATTTGGTTTTATTTATAACTTCATATGATTGTTGACCATTATCAGAAGTTAACCAAGGAATAAAAAGAAAATCTTTTCCTTTAATGTTAACTTCTGAAGCAACACCATCATAAATGTGAATGTTATCATATTCTTTTAATAATCCACTAACAGAATTGACTGTATTGGTATTTTTATAATAAACATCATGATTACCAACACAAACAAACATCTCAATTCCATACTCTCTTAACTTATCAAAAAAGTGTTCTTTAAAGAAATTTAGTGTATGGAAATTGATATATTTACGCCTATCCCAAACATCCCCCATATGAATAAGTACATCAATATTGTTTTCTAGTAAATAAGGAAAGAAAATGTCCTCAAAGAACATTTTCATATTTTTCATGAAATATATGTTGTCATTACGGACACCAAAGTGAGTGTCCGTAATGATTGCTATTTTTTTATTCATTATAAAGTTCCCAATCTTTGTAAATAATTATTTTCCCTTTCCCCAACATTCTAAAATAATGTGCTGTTAAATTATATTTTTCAGCCATGTATATTGCATCAGCATTTAGTTCTATTATATTAGAAACTATGTTTATAAAATTATATTTTGGTGAATTTTTACGTCTATTTGTATTTGCTATCCTAGCACCCTTACCATAATCTGGATGATTTGGATTATTAACACTATTTGGATTATTTGGATCTGCTGCTTTTTTTCTACCAACTAAAAATTTTGAATGGTTTGGATCATTTATTGTCATAATATTATTTCTAGACACCTCCTTCATTTTATTAATATATGAAAAATCACTTTTTCTTTTATTCTCCATAGTAATTAAAGCTTTATTTTCGTCGCTCAGCTAATCGAAGATTGCTCCCAAATTAAGTTCTTTATGCTTAGTAGTTTTTTTCTTCTTGTTAGTTTCTTTTTGTTCAAAATTTTTGATAATATCACCGATATTTTCTTGCATATAACCAATATAATTATTAGTATATTCTTTATTGTCGTGATCTTGTCTATCTAAACCAATCACTTCCATTTTTTCTAATAACTTACATTTAATGTAAGATTGTTTGCTTTCTTTTTCTATTCTTCTTAGGAAAGCATAGTAAATTATTTGTGTTAAATATGCGAATGGATTTTTTGATTTGTCTGGATCGAAGTTATCAATATACATCAAACAATTTTCAATAGCATCACCAACCATGTCATCTTTAAATGTATAATTAATAAAATTTGGTTTGTATGACAAATGTTCACTGATTAATAAAATACACTCACCAACATACTCTGGAATTTTTGGTTTCTGTTCATTATTTTCCTGAGCTTTTAAAACTTGTTCTTTGTATTCAACAAGTGATTCTAAAAGTTTAGTATTGTCAACATAATGTTTTCTTTTCATTAGTGGATAACATCTCCTATTGTATCGTTTAATTCTTCAAATTCATCGTCCATTTCATTATTAATAGTCTTAGTATAAAAACTCATAATTTTAGATGAAGGTATTGTATAAGCAACTATATGTTGTGTTGATAAAAATATTGCTTGATCTTCGTCTGTATATAAAAACCAAGGGGAGAACCCAATATTCATATCTCCTCTCTCATTAACCATCTGTAGAATCTTATATGCATTTTTTATCATATAAGCTACTTTATTTTCAGACAATTGAATTTCTTCTAAATCACATACAACATCTTCGCCATTTGTTAATTTAATTTGTTTAATCATAATTTTATTTGATAAATCTTGTGTTTAAATTTCTCCTCATTATATATTTTAACACGTTCAATGAAGTGTTGTAAAGTAAAATTTTTATGTTTTTTTAATGAAAAATCATCTGCGATATCATATAAAACTGCTGTTGTTTTGTTATGATTTTTTCTTAATGCTCTACCTATACTTTGTAGATTTCTAATTCTAGACTTACTAGGTGATGCGAATATAACATTATGTAGATTCTTGATAGAAACACCAGTTGAGAATGTTCCATAAGAAGCAACAATAATTACATTATTATTTTCTTCAGAAACTTTTCTAACTTTTTCTCTATCTTCAGCAGAAATTTCACCAGAAACAAAGAATATTTTTTTATTTTTTGCTTTCTGTTTAATCATTTCAAATAATACTTTTCCATGTTTTTCAACAAGATTGAAAAGTAATAATGTATTACCTTCACAAGATGTAGTTAAATTAACGAGGAAATTATTTCTACCTTTATGTGCTACAATATAATCAATTTCTTCGGAATACTTCATCTTTTTTACAATCTTACGTTCTTCCTCACTATATTCGATGATGCAACAGTTAATATTAATGTCAGATATTTTTTTCTTTTCTATTAATTCTTTAGTTGTAATAACTTTTTCGACCGGACCAAACAAACCAGTTAAAACTAATTCGTGTGTCTTAGTTCCATTTAAAGTTCCTGTTGTTCCTACTCTAACACTTGCTTTTTCACATTTAAGTGTGATATCCTGAAGTGACTTGGCAGAAAATAAATGACACTCATCACCAATAAGAACATCAAAATCTTTAAACCAATTTTTGTTTAATTTATAAATACTCTGCCATGTAGAAATAACAATATTTGAGTTGTTAATTTTCTCATGACCAGAGTAAATTTTATGACAATTTTTATCAGACCATTTAGGTGTTTTTGTATAACTCTGGAAATCTCCAGCCATTTGTTCAACAAGAGAAGTTGTTGGAACAATAATTAATATTTTTTTACCTAGCTGTTGATAATATCTTGTTATAAGATAAATGATTAATGATTTTCCACTAGAAGTTGGAGACAACAATACACCACGATTATTGTTAACACAATGAATAAATGCGTTTAACTGATAATCATGTGGTGTTATGTCTGGAATATCTAAAGAGGCAACAAAATTTGTTGCCTCTTCTAGTGATATATTTTGTTTTGGTTTTAAATCTAAACTCTCTATTACTACTTTATAATCTCTTTTTTTGGCAAATTCTAAAACTTTTTTTAGAAGTCCTAAGTATATTTTCTTTTCATAAAGTGAAAATAATCTTATTTTACCATCCCATGTCTTCATTCTAAAAGCTGGCATAAATGTATGTCCAGGAACAAGAAATGTAAAATGTTCATTTAATTCATACAAAATACCAGCTTCAGAATCTATTTTAATATAGTTTTCATTTAGTTTAGATATGTATAAAGTATTATCTTGCATTTAAAAATTTTTCATAATCAAGCATAATTCCAATCGCCTTATCTCTCCATTTAAATCTATCAACAACAGTTTCAAGTAAATTAAGAATTTTTTCTACTTCTTTTATTTCTTGATTAAGTTTTAAATACTCATCATCTGCTTCAACATAAGATTGGATCTGTGGTTTTCTTAATTTTAAAGAGAATGGTTTTTGTTTGTAAACTTCATTTGAGGCTTGACCACTATAATATTCTGTTAAATCGTTTTTAAGTTTCTTTTGTTTATCAAATAAATTATTTAATTCATCTTTGTATTTCAAATAAAGATCAATATATTTTATATGTCTCATAGCAGAATTATTTGGTTCATTTATCAAATCATCCATATAAATTTTATAATCTTTTTGAAAATTTTGTTTAATTTCTTCGTATGTCATTCACAATCCTTAATTTAATTTAATAACATATTATAACATAAAGTTATAAGTTTGTCAACTAAATTTTAATAATTTCATAGTAAGTGTATGCAAAAGTTGCTGATGCTGTTTTGTAAGAACTATCATCTGTTACTGTTGTAAAAACAATTGAAGAAAGTGATACTGGAAATATATTTTTGAAGTTTATTTTTAAGTTGGGATTAGATGCGTTTGTTGTTATATGTAATGTTGCATCAGAATATAAACCATTAGATTTTATATTAGCTAGATTATCATACCAATCTTTGTCTAGGTAATCGCTCTGAGATATAATCCAATTCTGTAATTCTCTATAATTAGCTAAATCTTCATCAAGAATAAATTCAATAATTAATTCATCAAAATTTATTTTTGTTCCTGTGAATGGAATATTTCTTTTTGGTGTTGGGTATTCAGCAGCAGGAATAGAAATTCCTGGAATATTTGCAGTCTGACAAAAATAATCAACATAATTTAATTTTGAAATGTCTAATTTAAATTTTGATGCAGATAATAAACTTAAATTATCTGGTTGTTTATAGAGTGGACCTAGTGTACTTGGCATAATATACCTCGAACATATTTATAAAATAAAAAAAGGGGAGCTTTTGGCTCCCCTTTTTCTTTGGTTTGTTACTAAGGTTATAGTAGGTTGTTTACCTTGACTAGTCTGTAGTAACCGTTTGACTGAGCAACAATTGCTGCGTTTGCAGAGAACTGTGCTGCGTTGTTTGCATAAGCTGCATTGAAGAATGGATTTGGTGCTAGACCATAACGTGTCTTGAATGCAATCTTTGGCTGGAAGCTGTTTGGATCGACTGCACGAACCATTTGTAGTGGAACATATGGGCAGTAGAAGAATCCAGCGTCATAAGGTGAATTACCCTTATAACCAACCATCAATAGTTCTGATGTGGTTGCAGGAGTAATACCCTGTACACCACCAGCAGAAGTTGCTGGACCAGAAATAAAGTATGGATCAACATAAACCTTGTAGCGACCATTTAGAACACCAGCGAAAGTATTACCAGTATCATCTACTGATAGATTTGCCTTCATTGCTGGAGCATAGTCTAGAACACCTGCCATAGCTAGGGCTGAAGCAACGTCTGATGAACAAACGATGAAGTTACCCTTTCCACGACGAGTATCCTTAGCAATTGCATTAGCTTCACGTTCTACCTGGAATAGTAGACCCTTGAACTTTTCAACTGACCAACGACCATTTGAGTCAACGTCAAGATCGAATGTACCAGCAGTTGCTGTACCAGCTTGTGCGCCTGTACGAGCAATTGTGTATAGTGTACGAACGATTTCACGGTTGATTTCAGCTAGAATTTCGTTGCTTAGAATGTTTGATAGTTCACCTTCTGCATCAAGACCATGAACTGCCTTTAGATCTTGTGCAATTTCCATTGTGTATTCTGCTTTTAGCGCACGGGTCTTTGCTGAAACTGTAACCTTGTCAATGGTGAATGCCATTTCCTTAAAGGATGGAGCACCACCACCAGTTCCTAGATTTTCAGCTTCTGCTGTTGTTAGTGGACGACCAGTTGCAAAGCCTGAATCAAATGGTGAATAACCAGCATGGCTGGTTGCACCAGTGTGGCTTCCTGCTTGCTGACCAGAGAAATCTGAATCAGCTTCTTGGAATAGAGCTTCGTTTCCGGTTTGGCTATCGTAACGTGCCTTCATAGCAAAGATTAGTCCTGTTGGACCTGTCATTGGCTGAACACCGCAGACATCATATGCCATTAGGTTTGGTAGTGTACGACGAACTAAAGAAATAAGAATTGGATCAAATGCACCAATTGCACCACCACCATAATTGTTTGTAGGTGCTGTTTCATTTAGTGTTTGAGCTTCTTGCTTTAGTGCTGATTCCTGATTTTCTAGAACAAGTGCTGTAACGGCTCTACGATACTTATCTTCGATCTTTGGAAGATCTGGATGATCGAGAACTGCTCCCCACTTTTTCTGTAAGTTTTCAGTTAAATACATTTAGTTTTTCTCCTTGAAATAGGGTTCTTTTATATTTATAAAAATTTAAATTTTACTTAGAAGTTCTGGAAATAACGTCTAGATAACGCTTCATTGAAGAATCAATATTCTTTTCTTCTTCAATGGTAGGTTCAACAACATCTTCCATAACTAGTTTCTTAGTTTCTGTTGCATCTTTCTTATTGCAATGTGCTTCACGAAGAGTTTCTAGTTTCTTTCTAAATTCATCTTCGTTAGTAAATTCAACAGTTTCGCTTAGAGAAACTAATAGCTCGCTATCAACTAGTGTTAATCCAGCAACAGCTTCAGAAACAATCTTATTCTTTCTTAGTGCGTTGATTTCATTTACTAGCTTTGCATTTTCAGACATTAGACTATCTAATTGTTCATTAGCTTCTTCTAATTCTGAAACTGCCTTTTCAGCAATATCAATCTTTTCTTCTGGAACGGAAATATTGTGAGTTTCGAATAGGGCTTTTAGACCGGATAGGAAGTCTTCAAATAATTCATTCTTTAGACCATTTGTAATTGCAACTTCATTTTCCTTGATCCAGTTTTCAACAACATATGAGATATACATATCTGTTGTTGATTCAACTTTTTCTTGGATAGCTTTTGTGGTTTCGGCTAACTTAGTATTATATTCTTCTTTAATTTCAGCAACTTTTTCTGCAACCTTAACATTAACTGCTGATTCGAAAATTGTTGCAGCCTTTGTCTTGAATTCTTCTGAAAGTTCTGTTTGTTCTGCGAATAGTTCAGTGAAGTTAACGTCAGCAATATCAAAATAAGTTTCTTCCTTCATGCTGATAACTGCTGAAGTACCTTTTAATGAAGGGCTTGTCTTCTTCATTTCATTAGCTTTACGCTTTGCTTCACCTTTATCAAGAGCAGTTACAACAGCAGTCTTAACTGTTGAAGTTCCCTTCTTGAATGTAATTGTGAAAGTTTGAGTTTCTTGAAGATTTTCTACATCTTCTTCAATAGCTTCTTCCTTCATTTCTTCTTCGTCTTCTTCTTCATCTTCATCATCTTCTTTTTCAGACTTAGAATAAGCTTCCTTCATGTCTTCTTCTTTTTCGTCTTCTTTTTCTTTCTTATCCATCATCTTCTTGATAAGCTTCTTATCTTCTTCTTCATCTTCATGCTTTTCTTCTTTAACAACTGCTGCAACAGCACCCTTCATTTCGATTGATTTTGCTGCTGAAGTGTTATTGTCACCTTCTTTTGAAGACTTAGTAGAACCAGTTTCTGCTGATGCATCTGATGGCTTTGTTGTTGGAACAGGCATCTGTGTCATACCTTTTGAATAATCTGGTAATGCATCGGTTGGACTTACAACTGCTGGACCCAAATCGTGCTTTTCTTCAGTGATTGGATTTAACATATTTAAAATTTGTTGTTCAAGTGATGGCATTTAAAACTCCTTTTTTAATTATTTATCTGAATTAAATTTTTGTTAATTTTTCCATGAACTTATTGAAAGCTTCTAGTCTTAATTGTTCAGATAATTCTGACTTTTTGACTGAATATGAATCTTCTACGATATCTTTAATTTCTGTTAATTCTGATTCCTTAAAGATACCATTATCATAGATCCATTCTTTACCTTCCATGATTCCACGAACAAATGCAGAAGTACAGCTAGGATCTGCAACAATATCACCAGCAGTTGCTAAGTGATAATCGTCCTGAACAATAGCTGATTCTCTCATTTGTTTAATAGAACCAATACCTCTAGTAGACATTCCTAATTGTGCGCCTTCATCAATAAAGTTCTTGACAATTTTACCAAAAGGAGTATCTAAAATTTTAGCCTTACCAATAAATTGGTTGCCTTCTTGTCTTAGAGACTTAATGATATGTGATACTCTATCTAAATTAATTTGAGGATTTTCTGGGTGACCTAATTCACCAAATGCACGATTTTTAGCAATACTTTCTTCGCTATAACGTGCAACTTCTCTTTCTAGAATATGACGTGGATAAATTCTTTTATTTCTATTTTCTGTTTCAGCTTCTAGAAACACACCTTCAACATAATAATCTTTCTTGCCGTTAGATTCTTCTGTTAAGAATGATATGCTATTAATTTCTTCTACAATTAACTTCATTTTATTCCTTCTCTGGTTGTGCGAATAATGAAGAAGCTATTTCAGCTTTCTTTGTATCTAATGCTGCACTTAATTTGGTTTGTAAAGTGTTATATACCAAATCACGAAACATTGTAGCTTTTCCTGCTAGAGCTAATTGTGTAAAATTATTTTCCATAAAATAACCTTTAATTATTTATAATTTAGTAACTTTTAATTCCTGAAGCACCACCAGGACCACTGGTTCTTACTATATCAGGAATGTCTAATGTTTTATCTGGATGAGATGAATCATCTTTCTTTTGCTTTGCTGGTGCTGTTTTAGTAGCTGGTTGCCCAGATGTACCATTAACAGCAGCTTCTTGTTCTGGTGTAACTAGTTCACCAGTTTCAATTTCTTGTTTGATTTGTTCATCCATCATTTCAATAGTTTTTTCATCTTGTTTAAAAATATGTGTTCTAACATATCTGTTAGAGAAATATTTTCCAACAAATGGTTCTAAGTCTTGTGCAATCTGAATTCTTTCTCTTAATACTTCAATATTTTTATTTTCAGTAAAATAAGAATCTTTTGCAAATTCATATCTAATATTCTGACGAATCTTAGGCCAATCAGACTTAGAAATATAACCCTTTAATACTAACTGGGTATATAACAAATCATCAAATAACATTGTGAATCGTGAACGTAGATTCTCAATAAATTTGAAAAATTTCAATTCATCTCTTGAAATTTCTGATGCACGTCCAAGGTTAAATCCTTCACCTTGCTGCATTCTTGAAATAGGTACATTTAGTGACTTAAAAAGTTTTTCTTGGAAATACTTTACGTCTTCAATATCAGAAAGATTTTTTCCACCTTCTAATGTTGAAATTTCAGTTCCTCTTGCACCTTCTCTGCGTGGTAACCAATAATCTTCAAGCATTGAATAATGCTTTTTATCATCACGCATTTCGCCTGTTGCTGGATCGTAAATCAACTTATTTCTAAATTGACCCATGATATCTTTCATGTATTGTTCAGCTTTTAGTTTTGGTAATGTACCAACATCAATGTAGAAAATTCTACGTTCCGGTGCACGAACTAGTCTGTAAATAACCAGAGCGTCTTCCATCATTCTTAGTTGATTTAATGGTTTAATAGCCTTATGTAAATGACTTAGCACCATATTTCTTGTATTATCTACAAGACCAGAATGTACATAACAGATACTATCTGTAGTAATTCTCATTCCATGATTACTTTGTGGTGCATTTGAAACAATACCTTGATCATTATAGACGTAATATTCATCTTTAACATCTACTAATGGAACACCATATTGAGAAATTTTCTTTTCAATTTCTCTAACTTTTCTAATATTTCTTGGGTCGATGTATCTTAGTTCTTTTAAACCTTCTTCTGGTTTTGATACATCAATAATCTTGTGAAAATATAGTCTTCCATCTACATACCAACGACGAAAAATTTCTACAGAATTTTGAGTAAAATCAAGCATATTTAAAATGCTTTGGAATTCTGTTTGTATAATCTTCTTAGTTTTATTGTCGTATGGTAGATTGTCTGTTAAAACTTTAATTGGTGAATTATTATCTTCTACAACAATAGATTCATTAACAATATCATTAATTGCTTGTTCTGTTTCGGGATGGAACGACATTTCACGATAACGATTGATAAGATCATTTTCGTTCTTGGCATTTCCATCTAAATCAATGTAACTACCAGTAATACCACCAGCAGAAACAGTCATAGCTCCATCTGTGTTCGTTGGAATGGCGAACGATGGAGTCTCTTCTTTTTTCTTACGTCCTATTTGGAAACCGAATAATTCAATTGGCATAGTAATATATAGGGGAGGCTAAAATAGCCTCCCCAATTAGTTTAATTAAAGAGCAAGTGAACCAGTTGTTCCATCAGTTGATGGAACTGATTCCCACCATTGATATTGGAATTCACATGTATAAGTTTCAATTGAGTTGTTATTTTCCCAACTTAGATCAATTGCACTTACGTTTGTTGGAAATGCTCCTATGAAATTTACAACTTTTAATACATCTCCAGCTTTGCCATATTGCTTAACTAGTAAATTTACACCATAACCATTGTTAGCAATTGTTTGTGGAATGCGAGTATTTCCGGCGTGGCTGTTCAATGCATTCATCCAATTTTCAAGAGAATTTCTAATAGCAAAATCTTCATCATTTAGAATTGTTACTGTCCATGAGTCAAAAGTTCTGTCTCCAGGAACCTTAACTTTTCTTCCGAAATAACTTAGTTCAATATTACCAAGTGTGCTTGCTGGAAGATTTGCTGCCTGACACATGAAAGTTGCTTTTCTACCTGCATTTGCTCCATTCGCAACAAATGTTGGAAAATTTAACGTTACTTCAAATAGGGTAGGACGTGCGCCCTGTCCAACCATTTGAGAGCGGAAATCAGTTAGATTGAAAGGCATTTAATATATTTCTCCTATTTCCTATTTATATTAGAACTTACCAACAATTTCTTCAAATGCAACACCAGTGCGAACTGCAACGAAGTTTAGTTGGATAAAGTTGATTGAACGAGCAGGTTTGATATAGATATCACCAACAAATTCATTTCTGTCAATGACTTCTGGAGTATTATTTGTTGTGTCGCAAACAACTCTGAAATCATAGATTCCTCTACGTCCTTGAATATCTCTTAGATATGGTTCAACTAAGTTAACGAATGATGCTCTTGTGAAATCATCGTTAAGTTCGAATAATGTATATTTAGATGCTGTTGCAATTGCCTTTTCAAGAATAATGAAAAGTCTACGAACATTGATTCTATCAAAAGCTGATGGCTTCTTTAATAGAGTCTTATCACCGAAAAGAACAATACCCTGTCCTGGGAATGTTGTTACTGGATTAATACCAACAACATATAGAGAATCACGTTGTGCTTCTGTTGGATTCCATGCAGACTTAATAGCATTCTTGACAATACCACGATTAAATCCTGCTGGTGAGAACCAAGCATCTCTTTCTAGATCTGTTCTTACACATAGTCCAGCAATATCAGCATTAAATGGAATCCAACGGAAAGTATCGTTGTACTTATCATACTGATATTTCCAACCAGAATCCATAATTGCATAAGATGAAGATTGTAGAACATTTCTATATGCAACAACATTTGTTGTTGGATCTGATGCACTAACAACATCAACATAACGTGGAGAAACTACTGCAATTACATCTTTTCTTGATTCACAAATGTTGTTAATTACATAATTTGCTACTGCATATTCTGTTGCTGCAATAGAACCAACTGATGCTCCAACTACAGGAGGACAAATTGCAAATGAAATATCAACTTCATCAGCATTTGCAAATAAATCCCAACCTGTCTGTAAATCACCATTTGTTGCAGTACCATCTAGACCACCAGCTAAACTGGTTGTAATACTTAAACCAGAGAAGTTAGTTACTGTGTTAAAATCAGATGTTGCTACTGAACCCCAAGCTGGTGAAGCTGAAACTGGATGATCCATCCAATAAACATAATTTGAACTTCTAGAAATTGCTGTTGCATAATAAATTGAATTATTTGCACTGTCTTTTGCATCTGATGCGATTGATAAGAATGCAAATTTTTCTAGAACAGTACCTTTTGTTCCTGTCCAAACACCATCTTCGTCAACTACAACAACGTGGATTTCGTCATTTGAACCATCTCTTGCTGCAACATAATCAGATGTTCCAGGTGCCTGAGAAAATTCATCTGAATATTCCCAACGTGCTGAAGAAATTGAAGCATCATCAATTGCAGTTGATGAGAATGCTGCATTAACAGTTAATGATGTGTTGCTTGCAATTGCTGTAATTTTTCTTTCAATTCCACTAACTGTGATATATGAACCAACAGTTAATTCTGTTGTGAATGATGTTCCAGTACCTGTAACAGTTGTAGATGATGCTAAAACGTCTACTGTTCCTGTAATGCTTGTATCTGAAAATAAACTTCCAGCAGGACAAATAGAAACTTTTAAGCTATTACCTAAAATTCCTGGATATTTTGCTGCCCATGAACCAACAGAACCTTGTCCTGTTGAATATCCTGCTTCATATGCAGCAAGATTTTTAATTAATAAACCAGCACCATCAGATGTTGCATTTCTAGCTGCTGAACCAACAATTCTAGCAACTTTTAGATTATTGCTGTATGATAAGAAATTTGCGCCTTGAAAGAAGGTAGTTGCGTTTGTAGAATTTGGTTTGCCAAATTTGTTAACAAGAGTTTTTTCTGTATCAACTAGTGTAACAACTTCTACTGGACCCCATTGAAATTCTCCAACTAACGCACCACCAGTTGTTCCAACTGCTGGAATAATTGTAGTTAGATCAATTTCACTTACGCTAACTCCAGGGGAAATGCGAAAAGCCATATTTTTTCTCCTTAAAATTTTAGTCTATTTAGACTTTCAATTTTTATTTATAATTTTGAAGTTTTCAGAAATAGTTTCTTTCAGCAACAAGTTCCCAAAAATCATTATTTGAATCACCTTCTATGAAGTGAGAATCAAAATCATTTGCCCCAAAAAAACCTGTTGGGAGTAAATCCCTATCCATAACTTCTTCTGTTTCTTTAATTAATTCCAATCGAATACTATTGTCAGTATATTCGGAGAAATTTTTCTGTGCAGATAACCAACCAAATAAAACCAAACACATAGCCAAATCATCATTGTAACCTTCTTCCGCACCATACTTCCCATCTGGATGTAGAACGAAAGTGGAAAGCTCACTAATTAAATCAAAATCATTTAAAACAATTTTTCCACCTTCAACTAATGTTTTCATATTAGAACAACCTAATCTTTTTGTTGTTCTAGTTGTTCTAATACCTCTTCTAAATTTATCAGAAGAAAATCCTGTGGTTAAAATTTGATCGTTGGTATTATTTACAGATAAAATATTTTCATAATTTAAATCATGAAATAAAATGTCAACAATTTGTCCACCAACGTCATTAATTTCAACTAATACCTGTGCTTCATTATATTTTTTTGCTGCTGTATTAATAATGGCTGGATATGCCATTGGTACAATATCATTTCTTTTAAATGTAGCAACAACTCTGTATGGAATTTGAGACACATTTAAAATAATGAATGCTGAATAATTTTTACCAACACCTCTAGCAACATCAACCATCATGAAATATTTTTGATTTTTTTGTGGTTCTTCAAATATTTTAAAGCCATCTTTTGTATGTAAAGCGTCAGTAAATCTTAATGACCTTAATGTTTCTGCTTTAATTAGTGTATCTGCTGAACCAAGAAACTCATTTCCATATTCTTGTCTGAATCCAGATTCGGTTAAAGTGGAAATCATTTGTTCTTTCCACTTTTCATCTCTACCTGGAACATCTGACCAATGAACTTCTATTGGGAAGAATTCATTTCTTTTTTCTGTTGCGTCTTTGTAAATTCTATAAAATAAATTAAGTCCTCTTGGTGTAGAAGAAATAATAACTTTTGAAGATGTACCAGAAGAAACTACAGGGAAAGTAGATGTGAAAAATTCATCAGCACCTTCAACGAATGCAAATTCATCAAGATATAGAAGATTACACATGAATCCACGAATTGATGAAGATGAAGTAGAAGAAGCAATAATTCTAGAATTGTTTCCTAATTCAATTGAACCTTTATTAAATGTAGTAGCTCCAGGTTGTAAGAAAAATGGAATTGTTTTATATGCTGTAACAATTTTAGAAAGAATTTCTCTTGCAACAGCACCTTTGTTTGCTAGAATTGCTACTGTTTTATCAGCATTAAAGAATACATACCATAAAATATATGATGAAATAGTGATAGTTTTGCCAGATTGTCTACCTGACAAAATTACACTATGCCTATTGTTATGAACAGATTCTACAATATTTTTTTGATAAGTTCTTAAATTTAATGGAACAAGACCTTTATCAATTGTATTAACTTGAATATATTTCTCAATAAAATAAATTGGATCTTGAGAACAACGAATATATTCTTGAACCTGTTCTTGACTGTAATTTTCAACAATACCAGCAGCTTTAACTGCTGGATCTTTATAATATGGTGTATTATTCATTCAAAATTAAATATAACGTCTAAAGACTAATGTAAATTCCTGAGCTGTTGATTGATTTAATGCTGTGCCGCCAGAATTAACTGAAACTAATTTTAAGAATCTAACACCAGATAATGCACCAAATGGTAAATTAACATAAGATGAAGCAGTTACTGGATAAGATAATTTTGCATTAGCTTCATTATATACTGTATAATAATTATCTGCTTGTGCAGTGGAAGTTACAGTAATTGTTACTGCTGTATTATAATCACCAGTTGCGGTGTTTGATACAGAAATAGTTCCTGAAACCATTTCAACTAACATTCTACCAGTTCCATTTGATGTTGTTGCATTTAAAACATTTGCTACAGCACCACTAGAAAATGTAATTTGTGATTGTTTTAATCCATATTGTGATGCAAAAATAATATCATTTGGATTTGATTGTGATGCAGTATATGTAAATTCAACAAGATAAGTTGAAATATTTGCATCCACACCACCTTGAAAACCAATACCATAGTTAGTTCCATTTGTATTTGTTGACCATGTTGAAGGTACAATAATACCAACTAAACTACCTAAAGCATCTGGTTCTACAGCACCAGAAACAGAACTTCCTGATGCAATTGTTACTTTTCTGGTTACTAGACCATCATAAACGTTTCTTGACATTAAAATCTCCTAATATATTATATTTATTAAATATTCCAAGGTGCAGGTTTATATACTAATGGTGGATTTTTTAAATTTTCTATTTGTGCAGCTAGAGAAGCATCATAATTATCTACAACTTCTTGTGTAAGTGAAGAAACTGTCCAAGAAATTAAATCTTGCTTTGTTAGATTGTTATATTCTTTAAAATCATTTGGATCTGGATCTGACAGATTGATTGAACCGTAGGAATCTACAAAATATTCACCATCTAATGCACCTCTTCTCCATTCATAAGAAACAACTACATCTGTCATACTATCTTGAATTGGTTTAACTTTAATTCCATTAAATTGCCATGTATATTCTACTGCCATATTTATCCTTTAATTTATTTATCAATTGCGAAGTCATGAACAAAATCCAAACCAAAATGTTCATTTAGAAAACGCATCATTTTTTCCATATCTATCTTTAATCGTTTTCCAGTTCTTGTATCTACAGAATCATAAATCCATTCATTAGTTTCTCTGTCGTGTGGTGAAATTAGTGTTGCGTTTCCAGAAGCATCCATAACATAACATTCACCACTAGAAGAGTATATTGAAATTCCATTTGATAATGTTCCGGCAGGTGCAGTTCCATTAAATATATCTAGATGATTTGTTCCTGTTGTAGTTGCACGTTGATGGGTTCCGCCTATTTTAACATTTCCTGAATCATCTATACGCATTCTTTCTGTTGCAGCAGTATATAATTCAACAGTTCCACCAGTACCTTGAAGTTGACCCATACGCAAAGAAGTGTTATTTCTTATGCTAAATATTCTACCAACATCAGCAGTACTTACGTCTATATAAAGACCAACAGTTGCATCGTCTGGATTATTAAATACTATTTCTCCACCTTCACCACCAGTTGCCAATTGTGTGGTGACTCCTTTCACATTAAGAGTTGTTGCTAGGGTTGTTGTTCCAATACCGACATTCCCAGAAGAACTGATTCTCATTCTTTCAGTAAGAGTATTTGCTGTTGAACCAGTACTTCCTGCTGATGCTGTTTGGAAAATTAACACTCCACTTCCACCAGTACCAGTACCATTACCAGCAGCAATAGTTAAGTTAGAACCAGCAGCATCTGTTCCTGTTCTAGCTGGACCTCTTAAAGTAGCTGCTGTAGTTGTAGCACTAGCTTCGCCAGAACCAAGAATAATATCTCCTGTTGAATTAATACGCATTCTTTCGAAAGGAGAACTATTTGCTTTTGTATAAAACAATAATTCTCCACCAGAGAGTGTTCCAGTACTGTTTTGTATAGCAGTTATTCCAGCAACATTGTAGTGTGCATCGTTTTGACCAAGACTTCTACTAAAAAATATTCCACCCAAAACTGCACCAGATGTATTTACGCCACTCACTAAATTTAAGAAAGATTGTGTAGCATCATATATTTGTATTGTTTTTGCAGTAGTTAAAATACCTGTATAAGATGTTGTACCATTAATATAATTCGTTCCACCACCTAGATCTAAGATAGTTGCAGGAGCCGATGTTCCAATACCAACATTTCCAGCAGAACTAATGCGGAATCTTTCAGTAAGAGTATTTGCTGTTGAACCGCTACTTCCGGCAGGTGCAGTTTGAAAAACAAGTGCGCCACTTCCACCAGTACCAGTACCATTACCAGCAGCAATAGTTAAGTTAGAACCAGTTAAATTGGTTCCTGTCATGTTTGGTCCTCGAACTAAGTTCGAACTTGCTGATCCGCCACCTTCACCAAAACCTAAAATAATATTACCATTTAGATCAATTCTCATTCTTTCAGTTAAAGAAGATCCGTTACTAGTATAAAATGATAATGTCCTTGTTATAGCAGGATTTCCTATAGCTGATCCAGATGCAGCAATAGTTCCAGATCCTGAATTATTAAATCCTATTCCAGCCGATCCACTAGCTATCAAATCTCTAGAAGCTCTCCAGCGAGGATTGACTTCAGTTGAGAAATATTCTTCAATTTGTGCACCAGAAACTAATTGTATTCTAGTATTATTAAAAGTTCCGGCAACAATAGTACCATTAACTTCTAATTTTACTCCTGGTGAAACTGTACCAATACCAACACGATCATTTGTTTGATCTACATATAATGTATTTGTATCTACTGTTAAAGCAGCAGCAGTTAATCTAGTTCCATCAAATGTTAAATTTGCTGATCCAGCAGTTGTTCCGGATGAATTATATAGAACTTGTGTATTAGAACCACCAATTGGTCCGGTGGCACCTGTAAATCCTGTTGCACCTTGTAATCCAGTTGCTCCAATGAAACCTGTGGCACCTTGTAATCCAGAACCAGTTGCACCAATGAAACCTGTGGCACCAATGAAACCAGTTGCACCAATAAATCCGGTAGCTCCAGTGAATCCAGTTGCACCTTGTAATCCAGAACCAGTTGCACCAATGAAACCTGTGGCACCAATGAAACCAGTTGCACCTTGTAATCCAGAACCAGTTGCACCAATGAAACCTGTGGCACCAATGAAACCAGTTGCACCAATGAAACCTGTGGCACCTTGTAATCCAGAACCAGTTGCACCAATAAATCCGGTAGCTCCAGTGAATCCAGTTGCACCAATGAATCCGGTAGCTCCAGTGAAACCTGTGGCACCTTGTAATCCAGAACCAGTTGCACCAATGAAACCTGTGGCACCAATGAATCCGGTAGCTCCAGTGAAACCTGTGGCACCTTGTAATCCAGAACCAGTTGCACCAATGAAACCTGTGGCACCAATGAATCCGGTAGCTCCAGTGAAACCTGTGGCACCAATGAATCCTGTGGCACCTGTGAATCCAGTAGCACCAATGAATCCTGTCGCACCTGTTAATCCAGTAACACCATGTAATCCTGTGGCACCCGTAAAACCAGTAGCACCTGTGAATCCAGTAGCACCAATTATTGTTGAACTTGGTGTTCCCGCAGAATTAATATCAAATAATTTCCAATTTCCACTATCAAAAATTAAAACAATAACATCATTATCTACAATATAAGTATTATCAATAATAATAAATGATGAACTTTCAACTAAATCTGAACCAGATGCTAATATTTTAAATCCAGTTCCTGTAGAATAATCAACAGCGATATATATCGCTGCACTAGTATACCCAGAAGGTAATGTGACTACAAGATTAGTTGGTGTATTATTACCATAAACAATATATCTTTTATTATATTGTGCTGTAAATGAAGTTGTTTGTTTTACCCAGTTAAAATATTCAGAACCCAACGCTGCTGTTGTTTGTATTGTATTGTCTGAAAATTTAATTCCCTGAGATGAAGTAGTTATAAATCCGCCCGTACAAGTTAATCCTTGTTGAGCAGTTAATAATTTATGTGAAGTTAAACCACTAGAATTTGCAGTTGCGATATCTTCAGATGAAATTTCTTCTGTTTCAGCATTAACAATACTTCTAGTTGTTTCTGGTAAAACATCAGGT